TTATACAACTTGAATTGAGCAAGACTACTCAGTCCAGTCAATCCGCCATGCGTATGAGGATCTAACATTTCATCCATACCATTTCTAACGATATGTCTTTCAAGTATCATCCCTCTGCCAGTTCCATATGTCCCTGTCGTTCCAACTTTAGTAGGGGCAGTCGCTGAAGACGCAGTCCATACAATCTTTTGATGAAACAACGGAAGAACTTTAACTAATGTTGAATCTGCCGCCACTGGAGTAGTCGCAAATGCTGTAGCAACAGTCAAAAGAGTACCATCATCAGAAGCTATAAACTCCAATTGTCCAACACCAGTTCCATCATTGATATATAAGAAACCTGTATCAATGCCATCTTCAATACTGGCAACCGTTATTACCGCTCCAGCAACAGTGCCAATAGCCATGTCGGATGTTAAGTCATAATCGACCCGTACTAATGTATGGCCATCTAACAATTCAACCTCTTTGGCAGGATACTCGTTTGCCGCTTTACCAAAAGGAGCGAACCAGCAAGCAGAACCTGCGACAAGAGCATCACCATTAACTGAATAATCGTGAAGTTCTTGCAACACACCTATGGCATCCGCATTGGAAGCCGCAGTACAACCTATAAGAACACCTAAATCGGTCTCACCAGTGACACCAGGCATCATCAAAGTTCCTGGATAAATATCAGCACCAGCACCATAAACAGGCAGTCTTATCATTCTCGATTTAAGAGAATTTATTATTTGCATTTTTTTTACCTCTTCCTTTAAATTTATAGTTATCTAATACTAATATCACTGCTGTGTTCAAGTATGCACAAAATTATAGTATACTTCTTGGGGTAGGCACATTATTTTGCGCCCCATTTTTACTAAAACAAAGAGGGCAACCGCCACCCTTTTTGTAAGCCTGATTAGGAACATATTCAAGAAATTTATTTTTTGCAGCAGTAGCAGCGGTCGTCGCATCTGCAATGCTTTTTCCTGTTGCTATCCATGCCGCATAAGTATCTGAATATGCCTGTTCAGCCTCTGCATCTACATCTGTATGTGTAACAGAAAGAACAATATGATATTTCCCTGTTCCAACCCCTTCATCATCAAGTATTTCTTCTCTTGTTTGAACAAAAGTTTTATTGACTATCTTCTTGCCTGTATAATCATTTGTTATAGAAACCGTGCCACCTGCACCATCACCTTGTGAACTTCCTCCAGAGGTATCGTTTTTTGAAACATCAAACGGAAAGCCGCATTGTTTACATTTAACCTTGCGTTTAGAGCTCCCACGACCTTGTTCACCGCCTGTTTTTAGATTATTTTCTACTACCCTACCATCCCCTTTGGTCTCTGTAGGAAATACCTCTTCAAAACCTGTGGTATCCCTATTGCCACTTGGCATGGCTAATCCGTAATCTTTTTCAGGCATTTTTTCTTAGAGATTTCTCAACCCTATCCCATTCTTCCTTTCCGTTAATTTGAACTCCCGCATCGCCTTGTATATCATGGCGATATTTTTTTAACAATTCCTTACTTTCTTTGCTAGGATAAATTCTTGCTAATGTATTTTTTTCGTAAGAACGAAGTCCAGTCGTATCAATGCTATCTATATCTTCTTCGTCTTCGTTGACATCATCTCCTCTTTTAAATCCTTTCATATTTTTTTCACCAACCTTTCCACGAATGTATATCTCTGCTGTTCCTAACAATTCTTTAAGGGTGGCAGGGTCATTTAACATATCTTTCGGATACTTTGAAAGAAAACTATCTATGTCATTTTCATATTTCTTTAATTCTGGTTTATCCTTGAAGTATGTTTTTTTAGAACCATCATAATTCCTTGAACCCTCAAATGAAGACAGTTTATCTTCGGCTGCCTTAGCTTTTGCTTCTGCCAACTTTAGCCTTTCACTGATTTCTTTGTTTGTATGGTCACTATGTGACTTTGCAATACTATCCATTATTGCAAGTTGTTCTCTGTTTAACCCAGTCTTTTCTTCGTAATTCTTCCACTCTTCCTCTGACCATTGTTTTACCTGTTCCTGTTTTTGACTAGGGGCTACCTCAGATAAAGTTTTTTTAAATACATCAATCAATTCTTTTGTCCGCTTTACCTCTTCTTCTGCGGCAATCTTTTTCGCCTCTAATTCGGCTTTTTCTTTTTCCAAATTCTCATTCGGATTTTCTATTTTACCTTTTATCTCTTCGTCTTCCACTATTCCTCCTATTGTTCGTCTATATTGTTTTTGATTTCTTGCAATCTTTCTTTGAGTTGTCTAATTTCTTCTTTTGCAATCTCCAGATGACTATCTGCCTTTTCCACTTGAGATATAATATCCTTAGCTATTGTGATTGCACCTTCGGCATATTTTAACTCTGCAATAAAAGACACACTATTATCCCCGATGTGACTAGCCAATAAAAGATGTTGATTCATCTCATTTCCTTTTATTGTTTTTTCAAGAAGAATCTTTAGGTTCTTCCAAAACCTATCTTTATCTGTTGATTTTAAAGATACCAATGTATCAATATACTCTTTGTGGGCATTTATCCTTTGTGATATTATTTGCGCATCTTCTTGTTTGTTTTTTCTTGTCATAATTCTCCTTAATTGTTATTATACAATATTATTGTATATTTGTCAAGGGGGACTTTGGTGAAGGTGTCATTGTCTGTTGAGGTAATGGAGGCATTCCTCCACCTGCATTCGCTTTTTGCGCCGAACCTATTCTATTCATTAACTCTGCCATGGGGTCTGCCTGTTGGTCACCAGTAATCATCAATATTTCTTTACTAGGTTCTCCAGAGGCAACAACCATCCTATTCCATAACTCAACACCAATTTTATCCTTTTGCTGTATCAAAGGAAGTAATTGCGCATACACCTGCATTAACCCGCCAAGTCTTTGCATTGCAAACTCTGGAGATAAAGTTACAGACCGTCTCTTCGCCTTCCATATAATATCTGTTTTTTCAAATAATTTCCTATCTACTTCCTTGACTTTTATTTCCCCGCTTTGTTCAAGTTCATAAGTAATCTTCTCTGCGGCATGTTGTGTCATTAAGGCAGATAACAACTTAGCAAGTTCAGGCATTGACTTTCTGAACTCATCCATATAATCATCAATTCTTTGATTAGCCTGCTGTAGCAACGCTATCGTTTTACCCATAGGTGCTCTAGGGTCACTCTTATTATCCCCGCCAGACAACGCCTGTGTGGGGCCTATTGTAAATTCAATGTATCTTGAGATAAGATTTTCTTCATCTAAAGAGTTTCCTGGTTGGTCAAAGTTCTGCAATATCAACTGCTTCACAGAACTATTAGGATCGTTTACCCAAAAGACAGTACCTGGCTTTATCAAATTCTCAGGTCGCAAGAAATCTAAATCCTCTTTCATTTGCTTGTTAGCAAGCAAGACAGGACTCGTTACTAGCGACCTGATATTATTCCTATGCCTGTGTATTGTATCGAGCAATTCAAATTTGTCTTGCCCATCGGCACATAGAGATGTTCCAAGAAATCTATCCTCTCGTTTAATAAAACGAAAATCTACACAAAAATCTATATTCTTTCTTATGAAATAATTCTGAAAAGATAAGATGATTTTATACTCTGGACAAAAAGTAACAACATACTTTTCTCTTACTCCATCGTTATCTAAATCTATCTTAATTACACAATCAACTAACTTAAATGGATGTTGTTTATCATCACTGTTTGATATACCTTCAATGAAGTTCTTTGCTCTTGACCAAGTATCCACTTGAGAGTCTCTATTTTTTAACAATAGTTTATCTGCTTCCTTTTTATAAAACTCTCCAGTATTACTATACTCTCTTATTTTTGCCTCTTGAAGATAATACTCCCTGCCATACATCTCCATATCTTTTATTGTTTCAGAATATTGAGGATAATAGACAAACCTTGCCAAAGGTATTATTTCAAATTTAGGCCCGTTATTTACTACAGTATCATATTGAAATTTTGCCAAAACCTCTGTTTCTGGATCTACTATAAAATTATCCATCAAACCTTCAAACTCTTCATCTGAAATGCCAGCTTCTATGGCACTTGGAAAATCATTTAAAAACTCGGAAGCATTTGAATATACTTTTGTATCATTACATTTCTCTATTTCTCTTTTCCAAAAGCCAGAGATGATTAATGTCCCATCTCTAAAACAAGGGACTGTTCCTAACCTTAGAATATCTAACCCATTGGTTTCACTGTGAAAGGCATAATTAACCGCCTCTTCTATCTTATCTATCTCCTCTTTAGGAACTTCAGGGTTTTTGGTTCTTGCGGCAAATATGTCAGGGTCTTTATATGCAGTGTTATTAAATGTTGCCCTAAAAGTTCTCGCCAATCCGCCAGCATATCCAATCGTTATATTAGAAGCATCCTCAAAGGGAAAGTTAGTTTCATGGACAACACCTTCCAACAAATCATTTAATTCAACAAGTCTTTGACGCATTGCCTTTGTTTGCCTTCTCCAAGTTTCATATTTCTCACAAAGTGCCTTTATTATTGTTTCCCTTTTCTTCTCTGAAAGATTAAGATTTGTTGCCTTATTTAACGCCTTTGCTCTATCGGTTTCTTTTATAATCGTATCGGTATATTTCTTAGGAGGGTTAGTTTCTAAACTTATTATATTCATTTTTTAAGCCTTTCCCTAATTTCAAACATCGTTTTAGTATCGCATCTAGGACAATATCTACTTCTTTCTTCAAACATTCTTTGGCAATTTCCACAGTAATATACTTTTTTACGCTGTTGTGGATCTTGCAAATTTGACATCCGAACTTCGCTTTCACAGCGTTCTGAACGGATGTCGTCTTCTTCTCGCCTTTTTTTGCCAGGCATTTAGTCTTCTTTACCTTTAAGGCGTGAAGGTTTCTTGGGAATTGAGTTATTGGGATTAGTCGTTTCTTTGAAATTAGTTTTTATCTTTTTTAAATCCCCTTTGATAATGTAATCTCCACCCTTTCCTTTCATTGCATTATACTCGTTCATTACTCCTCCTATTTCTTTCTTGTTACAAATGCTTTCATTTTTTGGAATGCTGTCCTGTCGGCAGTCAATATCTTGTTCTTTATTGCCATATAGACATTCATAGCTTCCATATACTTTAACTTTATCGCATCAATTATACACAATGCAATAATCGGTTCTGTTTTATCAACAGGAATAGCCAAAAAAAACATTCTAGTCTTTTTATCAAAACCATATATCGTTGCCTCGTTTCTCGGAAAAGAAAAGGCAGCTTCTGGTTCTGGCTTATCCGATTCTTTAACACTTTCCTTTAATGCTACTAAATCTTTTTCAATCTCTTCTTTAGTTTTTTCCATTCTCTAACTCCTTTTCTACGATGTAAATATCTTCACTACTCATTAACACATATTTCTTTTCATCAATCTCTAACTTCGGACAATCTCTTGCAACAGGCGCACCCAAAACATTATCCCCTACTTTTATTTTTAATTTATCCGTTACTCCATCTCCGATAAGGATAACTTTTCCCCGCCATAGAGTATTGCCACGATTTGCCTGCTTATCTATGACACTAGCGGGAACATACAACCCACCCCTCTTTTGTTCTACTACCTTGTCAATCTCGACTGCTATCTTATCTCCATACAACTGTTTGATGTCTTCCAATGATTTCATTGTGCCTCCTCTGGTTTGTTTATTTATTATACTATATTTTTTAGTCTTTGTCAAGTCTTATCTCACTCCGTATCGTTTACCTTTATACTTTGAGTGAGTTATAGATGTTTCTCTCCGCATGTTTTGTTGCATAAAATTAACCTTTCCGTCCATTGCTTCATAATTATACTCTTTTATTATTGCCCATGCAAGAGCAAGTGCTATTACCCTATCTGAGAAACACCCGATTTCAGGTTCCATGTATTCTCCGTTATAAACAAAGGATCGTAATTCATCTATCAAGTTATCGGATTTTATTTTAATTCTAAATTCTCTTAACGCCTCTGCTATTGCGTGAATTGCAAGAGGACGAGTTCTTCTAGTCGTTTCCCAACCCCATAACTGGTCATCTTTCTTGTGGGAATATAACCCCTTGTTTCGTTTATAAAGATTAGGATATTGTAATGCTATTAACTTATCTATTGTTACACCGCCGCAACCAGGCCATGCCTCTGGAACAAGAAGAGCATTGTTGTAGAACCTTCCTAACTCATCAAGGATGTTACCATAATCCGTAGGAGTTACATGTCCGCAATATTCTGCCACCTGTTCCATTGTGTTTACATCTATAATTTCTGCTGTGGAGTATGCGCCATTCTTTACCCCTTCGGCTATATCCGCACCTATTACATATTTATGCCCTTGCATTGGCATATTCCAAATTGATAAGTTACCGTTACTTTGAGGTATAAACTTTATTGTCGCATCTGCATCTCTAAGATGACCAACAAATCTTGGTGACATACAAAACTTTTCATGGTGAAGTAAAGATGTCCATTCAAATACCATAGTGCCTGAACTAATAAAAGCCTCTTCTGGAGTTGCTGGATACTCTTGAGGAAAGTATTCTGGTTCTGACATATCTTTTAACTTCTTTCTTCGCCACGCCAACTGCTCATAACCTAAATCAAAAGTTTTAACTAAATCAGACTCCTCTTTAGATAATGTTGTTAAGCCAGTAACGCCCTTAATACGATATGAATTGTCAAAGAACCAGGGAATGAAGACAGCTTTGTATCTTGTTAATTTGGCAACTGACCGCTTCCATAACTTATGCGCAAAGTTAATTCCGTTTGCTGTGGTTTCAATAACACCCTCAGCTTCATCCATTAAGGCTTCTTCTACTCCAGTTAATACAACGGTATTATCCCAATGTGCATATTCCGACATGTGAAATAATGTTATATCAGAACCCCTACCAAATGTTTTACTTCCTGCTGTCCCAACATAGAATGTGCTGCCTGTATCAAGAAATGTTACAACGCCTTCAGATAAATTTATTTTAACATTGAGTTTAAATATAGAATTTTCAATCATTGACAAAACTCTTTCTTTAAACATCTTTGTCGTTGCATCTTCATTTTGACACAACATTATTGCTTTCTGATTAGATTCAAAATTACACTTATGAATAAATCTTGCAATATTAAAAGTGGATATCCCACCCTTTCTTGATTTGATGATATAATCAAATTTACTATGATTGTCCCAATAAAATCTTTGTATCTTATTTAACTTAAATGGAATGTGTTGATTGGTCGCCTTATCTATAATTACAAGCGACTTCTCCATAAAGAAGATAGGATCGCTTTTAAGTTTTTCTAGTAACTCTTCTTTATTCATCGATTGTTATTGATTTTAACATGGCAAAATAATTATTTAGAATCGCACATTCTATCTTCTTTCTAAATTGCTGATTAGTAGGATGACACACATCCGCATAAGTCAATCTCTTTGTCTTCATTGAAGGCATATACACATGAAACCTTTCGTTTCTTTCAATTATTCTTATCTTCCTTACAACGAAGCAATTATTAAATATTATAGAACAGTATGCCTTTACTGGTTCCTCATTGTGAACTATCTTTATATTAACTGTTGTTATCTCCATTGGGTTCCTCTTTTATGTTCTCTAATATTCTATCAAGTCCAGTATTGACATCTAAAGCAGCATTCTGCCCAACAATAAACTCTTTCCATAGTTTAATTCTTGAAGCATCACCCTCCTCCATTATCTTCTCATATAACTTTCCAATAACATTTGGGGTCAACTTCTTTGCCCATTCTTTATAATTCTCTTTTAATCTATCTTGTAATTCTTGAGTATTATCCCATCGTTTTAATGTGCTCAACGATACTTTAAACTTTTCACAAAACTCTTTCTTTGTTGGCATCTTTATCAATTCTATTATTTCGGAATCGAGATTATACCCCTTGAGCTTTTCATCCGTAAAGGTTGAGTAATACTTTGGAAGGCTAGACCATATCGTATACAAATCAAACAACCGCCACATCTTAGAATCTTTTATTTCTTTCATAATTTTATTATAGCATATTTTATTACTAATGTCAAGGCTTAGGTCTGCGATTTTATTACTAATGTCAAGGCTTGGGCCGGCGGCGGACTTACACCGTCATCTCCTAACAGGTATTCTATTTTTAAACTAGCCGACCTTAATAAATCGTATTTCTATACCTCCTGTCTAATTCGTTTTCTTCTTCTATGTTAATAACTAAAAAATCATGTATTTCAGCGTGGCAATGGTCGCATATTGAAATTCTGTTTTGTTCAATATCATAACCGCCATTCCCTATAAGGATAATATGATGTTTGCAAACAGCCTCTCCACCGCAACAAAAACATCTTTCATTTACTACTGTATACTTTTTTTTTCTTCTCTCGAGATAGGAAATATGGCAACCATATTTAATCTTTGAAGTTCGCCGTAATTCCTGTATTCTAAATTTTTTATCTTTTCCAATTACTCGTTTATAAAACCTATTACATAATTTTATTTGCTTTCTTACATCTCTTGGTGCTTTAAACTTACTATCTATCTTGTCTGTCATAATAATAACTACCCCTCAAGAAACAAAAGTGGTATTTTAGTTTATCTTATAATTATACTTAATACAAACAAATTAAAAAACGCACCCGTATTTACAAATGCATCGTTGTCTAGTTTATCTACCCCTCAGCCAGTCATCCAAAAGTGGTCAAAAGATCCTGGCATTTTCTTCTCGTTTCGTAGAGTGAAACGATGACGAAATCCTTTTATGACTAAAAAGTCGTTTAATACTACAGAAACCATTATACAACATTTTTTTATTTTTGTCAAGTCTTATTTTAAGCCAAGCCATTTATCGTATCTATCTTGCAGCGTTGTACAAGCCTCTAGAAGTAGATTTGCGATATCGTCTTTATATTCGTAGGAGAACCTTGTCCCCTTATTTGAAAAGCCAGTATAACCGTTATAACTGTCCTTTACCCATTCTCGGAAGTCCAGAGAAGTCCTATCGTTAAAGACCGTCACACCAACTATTAAATCAAGTCTAGGGTTCTTTGCCAACCTTATTACTTCCGTATGCCTTTCCGTCGAGGTATTAACAGGAGGCAGCTTAAGAATCTTATCATATATCTTCATAGCGTCTTCCCTCGAGAAACTAACACCATGCCATGTATAAGAACCCTTACCATTCTTCCTATTGCGATATTCACGAATGTCTACATTCATTGTATACTGCCTCTTGGAATTGATAAAGTTAACCCCCGATACATGTATCTCTAAATGCGGGCCTATTGTTATTTTCCCGACTACCGACTTATTGTATTTTATTGCCATTCCTATCCTCCTAGAACTTTATGCCCTTTATTGCAAATATCAAATCCCCAACGATTGAACAAAACTCCTTATGGTCAAATACGAATTTATATTCACTCCCATCATCGTCTAAAGAATACCGCACATTCCTTTCTACTAATATCAATTCAAGTATCTCATGCATTAATGTGTCCATAATGAAATTACCATACTTTGTGCCGATTGTAATCACCCGATTGGCGGTACTCCCACACCCACCACCTGCATTCTTGTCTAACTTGATTTTATATTCCTTTCCTGCTATGATTACTCTTTTGGGTATTATTATCATAATGCCTCCTTTTTAACCTTTTACTATTATATATTATAAAACACCCTTTGTCAAGTCTAAAAAGCCCGCTATGGCCAATTTTAACCCCTTCTCGAGGGTATTTTTAACACCTTTTAAACCACAAATCGCCCGCTAACCTCTCACATACTAGTGACCCCCAATAACTAAGTAAGGATTGCTTAACAACCTACTAAGGAGTCCCAATACCTACTTAGTGTTACTTAACAACCAAGTAGAGATTGCAATAATTAACCTAGGGTTGTTTAACAATGAAGTATATTTTAACAATAGTTGATAGAATTTTACCAATAGTGTGCATG